GTGATTTTGAAAAGATTATATCATTAGTTCGTAAGCAAAAGCCTACCGACACTGATAGACTAGATGCTCAGCATCTCGTACAGTTTCATTGCTATGATTATATCGATGATAGATATGATTCATACGATACTAGACGAGATCAGCTTATTTGTTCTAACATCTACGATGCGCAGATCAAGTATGTTCATGCTGATAAAGTTCACAGCTATGAAGCAGCTAGAGACTTCCACGCAGCATATCTTAGTGAAGGCTACGAAGGCTCTATTATTAGACTTGACGGTGTATACAAACACGGTAGGTCTTACGATCTAATGAAGTTCAAAGACTTCAGCGATACCGAAGCAACTATCATAGGTTACGAAGTAGGTAAAGGTAAGCGTTCAGGCACGCTAGGCAAATTCTTAATGCTAGATGATGAAGGCGTAAAGTTTGGTTGCCCTCCCGGCAAAGGCTATACGTACTCAGATCTGGCACATATGCTAGCTAATATTCAAGATTATATTGGCAAGCGTGCGACGTTTACTTATTTTCAACGAACACAAGCAGGTTCATACAGACACCCGCTATACAAAGCTTTACGAAACTATGAATGATAATGAAATAATAAGAGATACTTTATGAATATATTTTATTTAGATGCTGATCCAGTTAAAGCTGCGCAACTACAATATAATAAACATGTAGTTAAGATGATACTTGAATCAGCTCAAATGCTTTGCACTGCACATCATTGTTATGGCAATGCAGAGCAGAGACTAAATGTACCATATAAACAGGCTCATTTAAATCACCCATCAACTGTATGGGCTAGAAAATCTAGAGCTACGTATAGATGGTTATATTTACATATGATGGCATTAGGTGATGAGTATACTAAACGATATGGCAAAACGCATTTAACAATAACTAAATGTGCTAAGTTTCTAAACGTTCCACCTGTACATATACAAGGTGATGAGTTTACACAACCACCACAAGCTATGCCAGATATATTCAAGCGTGATTGTGCTATACACGCTTATTGGTTATACTACGTGTATGACAAAAAACATATAGCGCATAACGAAGAATCATTATATGATACTAAATACATTAAAGATACTTTTGGTTACAGCGACGATTTATCATGCTACGCCGGAGCAGACGGACAGTACTCCGCACATAACGGCTAGTAATAAAATAATAGATCTTGGTAATCCACAGAAACATAGATGGATAGCTGTATCAAGAGATTTAGAAGCTAAAGGTTTGACATTTGGCGTAAAAGTCAAAGTTACCGGAGCTGGTAGTCTTGACGGTATATGGACCGTACAAGATAGAATGAACCGCAGGTGGTTATCACGTATTGACTTTTTAGTCAATAAGGATATGACAGGTGGTAAATGGGAAAATGTCAGAGTCGAAATAATCGACGATGACAATAGGTTATAAGATATAATTAGTAATAGGCTAATGTCACACGATAGAAATATAAAATGGTTAAATGACAGGTACATCGTATATAGAAGAGATCCTATAAATGACGTACCCACCATTGAAACCAAACAGTATAAATACTACGAAAATGGTACGTATGAGTGTTATCACTTGTTTAATAGCAAGGCTAAGATAACTACATACAAATCATTGAAGTGGCACATGCTTGTATTGTATTATCTCAATGAACATGTAGAATTAAAACATGTTTTTAAATTTATAGCCGATAAACAAAACGGTTTTGTTACCTTCTTCATTAAACAGCGATTACTAGATGAAATGATAGAAGATGTATTAAAACAAGGTGGCGATCCACCCGCAAACAAGCTACGCAAAGTAGTATTTAAAGACTATTCAGGCTTAGACTTGAGTGGTAAATTAAAAATTGTAGGTCAATTAATAGGTAGATCAAGCATAGATAAAGAGATGATATACCAAGCTATGTTAGACTTAAACGACTGGGGTAAGAAAATTACTATCAGTCGTATTGCTGGTTTACTTAATTGCTCTACAAGAACAATACATCGCCATATGTGTGATGATTTAAAACGAGAAAAACAATTGATGAATGAAGAAGTATAATTTAGATAATTATATAAGGTACAAAAACGAAGTGCAAGAGTTAACAGCTAGATTACCAGAAATAACAGACGGTAATTATACTGTATATGACGATAAACAAATGGTAACTTGTTTTTTACCGCTAGTAGAGAACGTTGCAAGGAAGTTTTCAACTAGTCAACAAGCCTCAGGTGTAATGACTATACTTGATCTGATACAAGAAGGTAACGCTGGTTTAACACTAGCTGTTGGTAAGCTTGATCGTTCAATGTTATTAGAATCTGAAGACCAAGAAAAAACCTTAAAATCATTTTTCTCAAAACGTATCAAAGGCGCAATACGTAGAGCAGTAGATATTAATCGTGGCAACATGAGAATACCTGAACATAAGCTTAATGAAATACGTAAGAACTTTGGTCACAATAAAAAGATGGTTGAAATGTTTTTCAATAGTATATTTTTAAGTATTGATGAAAAGCAAACAGACGTTAATGAAGACTGGGCTGCTCAGATACCTGATAAGTCAGAGCCATATAATGTTGGTATGTTAAATCAATACCTAAAAGGTTTACTTAAAAAACATCTAAACAATAAAGAATACGAAGTGTTACGTATGAGCTATGGTTTAGATTGTGATAAGCACGATGCTAAGACAATAGCTAGCAAACTAGGTATACAAGGTAGCAGTGCTTATGTACGTGTTTCGCAGTTAAAAAAGCAAGCAGTACAAAAGCTTATTGATAATGTAGATTACACGCAAGTGCTTGATTATCTTTAAGTTATAGAGTGAACAATTAGTTAAATAGCGTTCACCAATGTGTAATTATAAGTATAGACAATTTAATTTTATTATATGACTTTACAACAAAAACTGGCTCAGATTCAAACTGAGCTCAAGGCTAAAAAGAGTAGATTTAATTCTTTCGGTAAGTACTATTTTCGTAGTGCCGAAGATATACTTGAATCAATAAAGCCTTTCTTACTAAAGTACAACGTAACCGTTACTGTTAATGAAAAGTTAATAGCAGATACTAACGGTGTTCCAGTACTAAAATCAACAGCTACAATACACGACGAAAAAGGTATGACGTTATCAACGTCTGCTATAGTCGGCGTAGACTTAATGCAAAAGGGTATGCAAACTCCACAACAGTTTGGTAGTGCATCATCCTATGGTAAGAAATATGCTTTAGGTAATTTGTTTCTTATCGATGATACTCAAGACAGTGATGCTACAAATAATCACAAGTCTGACTTCGATATGGATGCAGCTAAAAAGTATATCAAGTCTGGCGGTACGTTAGATGCAATAAAGAAAAAATATAAACTTACTCCTGAACTAGAAAAAGAACTAACACTGTAGTATGACAAAAGAGGAGATCCTGAAAAAACTACGTAATGATGAAGATTATTATGGAGATTTTGGCAGGAAGTTTTTAAGTGCTTCTGATATTGGTGTGTTGTTAAAAAACCCATTAGCTTATGGTCAGCCGTCTAAACAGACTTCAGCTTTTTTAGTAGGTAGTTATTTTCATACAGCTATACTTGAGCCGGATAAGCTTAAGAAGTTTAAAATAATACCTTCATCAACTAGAAATACTAAAGTATATAAAGAGATGTCTGAAGGTGAGTTATGTTTATTACAACACGAGGTTGATCACATTGAACTTATGACAGAGAAAATTATGACCAACGAAGTTTGCAAAAATTTAATCCAAGGTACTAAAGTAGATTACGAGGTACCGGGTGTTGCCAAACTAAATAAATATACCTGGAAAGGTAAAGCAGACATAGTTAATCATGATGACAAAGTTATAATTGATTTGAAGACAACTGCTGATATAAATAAATTCAGATCAAACGCGTTTAGGTATAATTACGATAGTCAAGCATATATATACAGTCAATTATTTGGCTATGAAATGATATTCTTAGTTATCGATAAAACAACGCACCAAATAGGAGTATTTGACTGTTCGGCGGAATTTTATGCGTCAGGACAAGACAAAGTTAGTAGAGCAGAAGATGCTTATGAGCTGTTCTACAAAACTAAGGATTTTAATCCACAACAATATTTCATAAGCAAAACACTTTAATTTAATAATATGGCAAGAACAAGAAAAAGAACATGCGACGTAACAGGCATGACAACAAGCGTTAACAATTTTTACACTAACCAATCACATGTGAAAGCTGTTGACAATTTAAGAAGAACAACTGGTGCTACTAAAGCTCAGATGTCTAGAATGTTTAACCAATTAAATGCTTATTAATTATGGCAGGAATTATTAAAACAAGTATTAACCTATCAGAAATACCTAAAGATAAAATTATCACAGGTAAGAAAGGTAAATACTTACCAATTAGTATCTCTGTTAACGATGAGCCTGATCAATTTGGTAATCAGGGTCCAGTTATTGTAGATCAGAGCAAGGAAGAAAGAGATGCGAAAGTAGCTAAAACTTACCTTGGCAACTGTAGAGTTGTTTGGACAAACGGCACGTTCCCAGAACCTGTTGGTAATCCACAAACAGACAACTCTGTAAACGTACAGCAACCAGTTGCGGCTGTAAAAGATGATTTACCATTTTAAATATTATAAATGCAAGTAGAAGATAAAGAGATCAATGGATTTTTGATTGATGAGTTCAATCAATATAACCTTGAAGTGGGTAAAACGCAGGGGACTTCTCCTCTGTGTTCTCACACAAGGAAACCCAAAACCCAGAAGCTTAAATGCTCTAGTTATGATTGGGAACGTGGTCTCGGTACTTGCCATAACTGTAATACAACTTATCAACTACACACTTACAAACGTAAGGGAGCTAGTGAACGTGAATACGTACGTCCTAGTTTTTCAACTAAGACACACAAAGCTCCTAGTAGTAAAGTTATAGAATGGTTTAAGTCTAGAGGAATATCTCAGGACACTTTAGAGGATTTAAACGTCTCTGAAGGTCCTGAGTTTATGCCTCAAACTGGCAAAGAAGAGAACACAATTAAATTTAACTATTTTATAGGTAACCAACTTATTAATATTAAATACCGTGACGGTGCTAAAAACTTTAAGTTATACAAAGGTGCTGAAAAAGTATTTTACAATATAAATAGTATTGTTGGTCATACATCCTGTGTTATAGTTGAAGGTGAAATCGATGCGTTATCATTGCACGAGGCTGGTATAAGAAATGTTATATCAGTTCCAAACGGTGCTACATTAAATCACAATAACCTAGATTATCTAGATAACTGTATAGATTATTTTGAAGATAAAGAAAAAATAATACTAGCGGTTGATGCAGATGAACCTGGCACTATGTTAAAACAAGAGTTTATACGTAGGCTCGGTGCTGAAAACTGTTATCTAGTTGATTTTAACGATTGTAAAGACGCAAATGAATATTTAGTAAAGTATGGTAGCAACGAGCTTGCTAATGCTATACACAGCGCAACGCAAGTTCCGCTAGAAAATGTAACTACATTAAAAAACATTGAGAATGATCTTAAAGATTTTGTTAAACATGGTTTCAAACCTGGCTTCCAAATTGGCCTCAAAAATTTCGACGAAGTATTCAGCACTTATACTGGACAGTTTATTACTGTTACTGGTATCCCTAGTAGTGGCAAGAGTGATTTTGTTGATCAAATGGTTGTAGGCTATAACAAGATGTATGGTTGGAAGACAGCATTTGCTAGTCCTGAAAACCAACCAATTTACTTACATGCTCATAAACTTATGCGTAAGACATGGGGTGATATGCCTAATCCAAGTGATATTGGCAGTGGTAAATGGAAAGAGGTATCTGATCATGTTAATGACAACTATTATTTTATTGATATGGACAAATATAGTTTAGAGTCAGTACTACGTAAAGGCGCTGAGCTAGTTAAACGTAAAGGTATTAAATGCCTTGTAATTGATCCTTATAATAAGATAAGAGATGCAAATGCAGTGTCAGATGATGTTAATAGATATACTATGGATTATCTATCAAAGATAGAGCAGTTTTGTAAAAAGTATGATGTCTTAACATTTATAGTAGCACATCCGACTAAAATGCAACGAGATCAAAATGGTAAAATACAAGAACCAACTATGTATAACATAAAAGGTGGCGGCGAATGGTACGATGCAAGTTATCATGGTTTATTGGTACACAGAGATTATGAAGCTAAAAATACTAAAGTAAAAGTATTAAAAGTTAAGTTTCAAAACCTCGGTGAAAACGGAGCAGAAACGTTTTTTACTTGGGAACCAAGATCAGGTTCGTTTGTACCACAAGTTAATGTATTAGACGAAAACAAAGATGACAGCAGCCTTCCGTGGGAATAAATACACTATGGGTGAATATGCTCGTAATGATGAAGAAGAAGCAGCTAGACTTTGGTGTCACGAAAACGATATATGTATAACACCAAGGCAGGCTAAATGGGGCGAACCTATTTGGTATATAGATATTGAGAAAGGTAAATATCCTAATCGTAAAAAGTTAGGTACAACTCCTCATGTTTATGGACCAACTAGAATATGGGAGAAGATAAGCGAATATCAATTATATTATTATAAGAAATATGCAAAATAATTTTTTTAATGCGAATCATGCTTTTAATTATTTATGGGACTACATACAAGAACAAGGTGTAGACTTTGATAATACAAAAGCTATATTCAATTGTGGTTTTTATTTAGATCAGCCAAAAGAAAACTACATAACAAACGAGATGCGTAATTGGAAACCTGATTATGCAGAGGCTGAGTGGCAATGGTACTTATCTGGCGATCCTAGTGTTAAAAAGCTAGGTGATATATATGGTAAGGTTCCACCTATATGGGAAAAAATGGCAGACGAACACGGTTACGTAAGAAGTAATTACGGTTGGCAATGGCAACGTAACTATCAATTAGATTATATAGTAAATAAGCTTAAAGATAATAAAGAAACCAGACACGCTGCTATAAGTATATACGATTGTAAAGAGCATGGTACTTATGAGTTTGATACTCCATGTACATATGCTGTTCAATTTACAATACTTAATGATAAACTGAATATGTCTGTTTATATGCGTTCTAATGATCTCTGGTACGGTTTTTGTAACGATCAATACTGTTTTAGTATGTTACAACAATTAGTTGCAGAGAGATTAAATATAGACGTCGGATGGTATTATCATCACGCACATAACATGCATATATATAACGACAAATTATGACGTATTATATTTATCATATTCCAGGTAAAAAAATCGGTGTTACCTGTGATCTTAATAACCGGGTCACAGTTCAACAAGGTTATGGTCCTGATGAATATGAAGTACTAGAAAGCTCTACTGATGTAGATTATATATCTACAAAAGAGAGGAAATTACAAAGAGAATATGGATACCGTGTAGACATGGTACCATATAAAAACCTTAAACCTAAATCGAATATGAATATAAATGTAACTGAACAGACCACAACGTTTCCATGTCCAGTGGAAAAATTAAAAGGTCAATTGTTTGATAATATAGGTATGTCTTGGAAAACTGATCACGGTCAGTTAGATATAACACCTAAAACAATAGACTGGATAATGAAGAACGTAAAAGTTTCTATGTTTAATAACAATAGAAGCTATGTATACAATAAAGCATTTGCTAGGTTTTACGATAACAATGACGTTTTCGCAAAACAACCTTCAGTAAAATGTTCTAAAAAACCTTTAAAAATGTTTGAGCTTATCAGGCAATGGGCTGATGAAAGAGGAATATATGACAAAGGTGATACAAAAACTCAATTAATTAAACTCCAAGAAGAAATGGGAGAGTTAGCTAAGGCTACATTAGAAAAAGACCAAGCAGAAGTTATTGATGCTATTGGTGATATGGTTGTAGTACTAACTAACTTAGCACATTTAAACAATGTACATATTGAAACTTGTATAGCTGATGCTTACAATGTAATATCAAAACGTACAGGTAAAATGGTTAATGGAACGTTTGTTAAAGATGAAAATTAAGACTAAAGACAAGATAGTACAAGCTGTACTAAGGAAGATGGACAAACGTAGCATTGTTGGCCAAAAGAAATATGGTCAAACAATGGAAAACGAAATAGATACAGGTAAGAAAGACTTACGTATGTTTTTAACTGATGTGCAAGAAGAGATCATGGATGCGTTGTTATATATTGAAGCAGCGAAAAGATGTTTGACTGAAGAGATTGAAGAGGCTGCATTAAAACAATTTGTTTTACATGATGAGGAAGAGGAATTATAAAAGAAAAAAAGGACCTGTTGCAAGTAAAAAAGTTACTTGTGACGGGATAACCTTTGCGTCAGGATTAGAAAAATATATGCACTTAGCTCTTAAAAAAGCAAAGATACAAGCTGTGTATGAAGGACATACTTACGAGATATTTCCAGCATATCAGTTTGATTCATCAGCATATGAAAGATGTGCTAATGGTAAAGGTGAATATAAAGATCGTGGGCATAAGAAAATATTAAATATATCTTATACACCAGACTTTATGGGTCAAGGCTTTATTATTGAATGTAAAGGTAGAGCAAACGAAAGTTTTCCTTTACGTTGGAAAATGTTTAAGAAGTATGTTAAAGAACATTTGCCTAATGTAATATTATATAAACCACAAAATCAAAAAGAATGCGACGAGACAGTAAAGCTTATTTTGAAAAACAAAGGAGCAAGGAGATAGCAAGACGTATGTATGCCTTGAGAAAAATTGATACATTTATAAAATGGACAATTACACAGAGAGGTTATTTAAAATGGAAGCATTTAAAAGAACAATATAAAAAGTATAATTTACCATGGCAAAATTAACATTGATGGCATATAAGTGGAAACCTAAAAAGAAGAGACCGGGAGTACACAGTAAAAATAGAAACACAAAAAATAAAAACGGCAAGTACTATAATGGTACTGCTTATAGAGGACAAGGAAGATGAAAAAATGGGAATTAAGTTTAGGCCTGTTTACAGGACTTTTATTTGGATATAGATCGTATCCAGATGTAGATAATAATAAAATAGATCACGTATTTTATGTATTTATATTTGATATTTGTTTAACCTTACAATATTAATAAATGGGATTATTTGATAACAGAGTAGCGTATAAACCTTTTGAGTACCCTGAGTATTACACTGAGGGTTGGTTGAAACAAGCTCAAGCGTTTTGGTTGCATACAGAAATACCTATGTCGGGTGATGTAAAAGACTGGAACGAAAAATTAACAAAAGAAGAAAAAAACTTAGTAGGTAATATACTATTAGGTTTTGCACAAACTGAATGTGCTGTGTCTGATTACTGGACACAAAAAGTTGTATCATGGTTTCCTAAACATGAGATACAACAAATGGCAATGATGTTTGGATCACAGGAAACAATACACGCTGTAGCTTACAGCTATTTAAATGAAACTTTAGGTCTTGAAGACTTTGAAGCTTTTTTACATGAGCCTGCAACAGCAGAAAGATTTGATAATCTTGTAGCTTATGAAGGTACTGATCCTGTTGAAATAGGTAAATCATTAGCTGTATTTAGTGCGTTTGCAGAAGGTGTTTCATTATACTCTGCATTTGCAGTACTATATAGTTTTCAAATGAGAAACTTATTGAAAGGTATAGGACAACAAATGAAATGGAGCGTGAGAGATGAATCGTTACACAGTCGTATGGGCTGTAGACTATTCAGGCACATGTGTGAAGAAAAAGACTTTTTAAAAGAGTCTTGCAAGCCACATATTGTAGAAGCAGCTCATGTTATGCATGATGCTGAAATGAAATATATTGACAAGATGTTTGAGGCGGGTGATATTGAGGGTATGAAATCTTATGACTTAAAACAATTTATAAAGAAAAGAATAAATGAAAAACTTGTGGAGCTCGGATACGACGACCTCTCAAAAGAATTTAAATACGACGAAAAAGCCTCGGAAAAATTGGATTGGTTTTATCATCTTACTGGTGGGCATACTCATACCGATTTTTTTGCTATCAGGCCAACAGACTACAGCAAAGCGAACGAAGGGGAAGATTTTGAAAATATTTGGTAAATAATATGTGGAGCAACAGATGGAAAAAAGGCGTTGATTACCCAGACTGGGCAGACGCAGACGTGTATAAAAAAACAATAACTGGTGGTTATCTTTACAATGGAGAAACACCACGTGAAGCTTATCAACGTGTAGCTACAACTGTAGCAAGACGTTTAAACAAGCCAGAAATGGCTGATATATTTTTTGATTACATATGGAAGGGCTGGCTTTGTCTAGCCTCTCCAGTGTTATCAAATACAGGTACTGAAAGAGGATTACCAATATCTTGTTTTGGCATCGACGTTGCAGATAGTATATTAGACATAGGACAGAAAAACCTAGAGATGATGTTACTAGCTAAACACGGTGGTGGAGTTGGTGTTGGTTTAAATATGATCAGACCAGCTGGCGCAGATATTACAATGAACGGTACATCAGATGGCGTTGTACCTTTCTGTAAAATATATGACTCTACGATACTAGCTACTAATCAAGGAGCTGTACGTAGAGGTGCTGCATCAGTTAACTTAAATATAGATCACAAAGACTGGGAAGACTGGTTAGAAATTAGAGAGCCAAAAGGCGATGTTAATAGACAATCATTAAACCTACATCAATGTACTATAATCGGTGATAAGTTTATGCGTAAACTTAGAGACGGTGATAAAGTTGCAAGACGTAAATGGGGTAAACTACTACAGAAACGTAAAGCAACTGGTGAACCTTATATAATGTACAAGGGTAATGTAAATAAAAATAACCCTGCTGCTTATAAGGATAATGCTCTGAAAGTGTTTATGACAAACATATGTTCAGAAATAGTTTTACACACAGATGAAAACCATAGTTTTGTATGTTGTTTATCTAGTTTAAATCTAGCTAAATATCATGAGTGGAAAGACTCAAACTCAATATATGATAGTGTATGGTTTTTAGACGGTGTATTAGAAGAATTTATACAAAAAGCAAAAAACAGGAGAGGCTTTGAAAACGCTGTAAGATCTGCTGAAAAAGGTAGAGCACTTGGTTTAGGTGTTTTAGGTTGGCATACATATCTACAGCAAAAAGGCTTTCCATTTGAAGGATTATTAGCACAATATGAAACAAGAAGAATTTTTAGTCAAATTAAAATCGAGTCTGAAAGAGCTTCAATGGCTCTTGCTTCAGCTTATGGAGAACCTCTTTGGTGCGTCGGTACTGGTTTTCGCAATACCCATTTACGCGCTATTGCTCCCACTGTATCTAATAGCAAGCTTGCTGGAAATATATCCCCAGGGATTGAGCCGTGGGCGGCTAACGTGTTTACAGATCAAAGTGCAAAAGGAACTTTCATCAGAAAAAACCCTACACTTGTAGCTGAGCTAGACAAACATGGTTTGAACACAGAAAAAATATGGAAACAAATTTTAAAAGACGGTGGTTCGATACAAGGTATCAAAGCATTAGACAAAATTACTATCGGAGAACACGATATTCCGATAAAGGAAGTATACAAAACTTTCAAAGAAATTAATCAATTAGAGTTGGTTAATCAAGCTGGTATCAGACAGCAATACATAGATCAGTCTGTAAGTTTGAATTTAGCTTTTCCTTCACAAGCAGATCCTAAATGGATTAATAAAGTACATTTAGAAGCTTGGAAGAAAGGTATTAAAACTCTATATTATATGAGAACAGAGTCTGTATTAAGAGGTGATATTGCGTCTCAAGCTATGGACCCAAATTGTTTAAGTTGCGATGGGTAAATATACAATAAAAGACATATTAGATCCAGTCGATCCTAAGAGGTTCTGGCTGCATTACTGGGGTAAAAAACATTTAGTTATTAGAAGAAATATATTTAAAAATTTATTTAAATGGAACGACTTTACTAATGTACTAAATAGTTATCCTAGAAATTTAAACCACTTACAAATACTAGATTATGATGGTAAAGGTACTAAGTGGTGTTTAGATAAAGTAAAAAAAGGTAAATTAAAATTACCTATGTTGAAAAAGAAAGAAATATTAGACTTATGGAAGTCTGGTAAAACATTTGTTCTTTCAATGGCAGAATATACTAAACAAGACTTCGTTGAAATATGCGATGAGTTTGAAAGATATTTTGAAAGAGGTCAAGTTAATATATATTGTTCAAGTAAAAAAGATGCTGTTGGTTTTCCAGCGCATTGCGATAGTACAGAAAACTTTTTATTTCATACAGAAGGTAAAGTTAAATGGACTATATATGATAACTCTGCACCTGAAAGAAAACCTGGAAAAGTTATTGATGAGTTTGTTTTGGAAGCTGGAGATTTATTGTACATACCACAGTACAGATACCATAAAGCCGAATCACTTACGCCTAGAATATCTATAAGTATTCACTTTCCAAACAAACGAAATCAATCATTAAAGAAATTTCAGATAACTAAAAAAGGTGCAAAAAGAGATGGTTGGTATGATTGGACACCTGAAGATCTATATTATAACAAAAAAGGTCATAGTACTAGAGATGTGCCTAGAAAATTTAGGATGGGTGGAACACAGTGGAAGAAAACTTATTTTAATAATTTAAAAAAATGAACAGAGTAGCAATAGTAGAAGCTCCATACAATATTAGAAACTCAAGGTTAATGCCTAATTTAAATAACGCGTTTTGCGCTAAATGGGTTATTGACAATGTAGAAAAGATAGAGGATATTGAAAATAAAGATTATGACTGTTTAGTATTGTTTGGTGACAAAGAAAAATTACAAAAGATAATAAATGAAAGCAGGTAAGATATGGGGTAAAACAGAAATGATCCATAAAAACGGCGTCATGGAGTTTCACCGAATAGAATTTAATAAAGGATTTAAATGCTCTGAACACGAGCACAGATTTAAATGGAACGGATTTTTTGTAGAGTCCGGTAAAATGCTTGTCAGAGTATGGCAAGAAGATCAGGGTCTTGTTGATGAAACAATACTTGAAGCAGGTGATTTTACTATGGTAAAACCTGGTAAGATACATCAGTTTGAAGGTATTGAAGATGGTGTTGCTTTTGAATTATATTGGGCTGAGTTTAATCACGATGATATAATAAGAAGAACAGCTGGTACTAAGATATGAAAAACATAGCTGTAGTTATACCAGCAAGACTTAATAGTACTAGAATTAAACACAAAATGTTGATGAAGTTCGATGATGAACCTTTGATACGTCTTGTGTTTGATAAAGTACGTATGATGGGCTTTGATACATTTGTAGCAACGGATAGCAAACGTATAGCTAAACTGTTTCCTATTAAGTGGTGTATACAAACGGGTAAAGCTGAAAATGGTACACATAGGTTGTCTAAACGAGTTGTATTAGATTTAGTAAGTAGTTATGATTACATACTGAATATACAAGGTGATATGCTTGATATAAATTTAGATACAATGAAACCTATAATAAAAGCATTAAATGAAAAAGATGCAGTCTGTTTAACCGCTTACACAAAAGGTGCTAAATCAGATGATGTTAAAGTTATACATCAAAATGGTAAAGCAATGTGGTTTACAAGATCTGATATAGGTTACGGTGATAGACATTTAGGTATATATGCTTATAAACCTTATTTGTTAAAAGCATATAGAGTTATGAAAGATAAATATAAATCAGAAAATCTAGAGCAAAATAGGATACTAGGTTTATATGATATTGACGTAGTTGAAACTACATATAATGGTATAGAAGTTAATACTTATAATGATATAAAATGAAATACGCAGAAAAATACAAAGCGCTACACGAAGGCGCTGAATATAAAATAAAAGATCCTGATACAGGCGAGTTTAGAATAAAAAAAGGTAACTATGGTAATGGCGCAGGTTTTAAAACTGTATTAAAACCTCTTAAAAAGTTTATTGATGAACATCCTGGTGCTATAGTATTAGATTACGGTTGTGGATCTGGTAAAGTTTGGGATAATAAGGTAGCTATTTATAATGGTGAAAAATATACTAAACCAGGCAAGCGTATTCCTGAAAAATACGACGCTATGACAATGACACAATATCTTGGCGAAAATTTACAAGGTTTTTATAGATACGATCCGTTTCACCCTAAATATTACATGAGACCACCAGATATTAAGTTTGATTTAACAATTGTTAATGATGTTATAGAGCACGTGCCACTAGAAGAAATACCAGCATTGCTAAGAGATGTAGCTAATTTAACTTGCACTTGTGGCGCAATACTAATGTCTATACCTAATTCACCTTCGTATGCACATTTTATGGACGGTGAAAATATGCATTGTACATTAATGCCTCAGAGCGACTGGAAAAAATTATTAAGAAAATATATACCAAAACATAAATTAATAATAAACTTTACTAAATGAAAAAACCAATATTAATAGCTGGACCTTGTAGTTTAGAAGGTAGAATACAAGCGCATGAAATATCTAGCAAATGTTCAGAACTAGCAGATAAGTATGGCTTTGATTATTATTTTAAAGCATCATTTGACAAAGCTAATAGAACATCTGTAAACTCTAAACGAGGTATTGGTATAGATAAAGCTATAGATATATTTGCTGAGCTAAAAGAAATAGATGGTTGTAAGATTACAACTGATATACACGAACCATGGCAGGCAGATAAGTTAGCCGACGTTGTAGATATTATACAGATACCAGCTTATTTATGTAGACAAACTGATTTATTAGTTGCTGCAGGTCATACATTTAAAAATGTTAATATTAAAAAAGGACAGTTTATAAATGGTAGCAATATGGTACATGCTGTTAATAAAGTTAAAAGCACAGGTAATAATAATATTATGCTAACTGAAAGAGGTAGTATGTTTGGTATGGGTGATCTTGTTGTAGATTTTAGACAGATCGTAGATATGAAAGAATTAGACGTACCAGTTATAATAGACTGTACACACTCAACACAAAGACCTAATTCAGGTAGCACAACGGCTGGTCAACCACGTTATGCTATACACATTGCAAAAGCTGCAAAAGCAGTTGGCGTTGATGGTTACTTTTTTGAAGTACACGAAAATCCTAGCGCTGCATGGAGTGACGGGTCTAATATGATTAAGTTAAATAAGTTTGAAGAAACGTTAAAACAATTAGTATGAGAGTATTTATAGGGCATGATAGCAGATACCCAGACGCTACTAAAGCATGCTACAATTCGATTAAAGCGTATAATAAAAATATTAAAATAATACCTTTATATAAACACAAGTTAATAGACAGAGGTATATATGGTAGAAAAGATATACAAGGTGAATCAACAGAGTTTTCATTTACTAGATTTTATGTGCCACTTATGTCTGCATACAAAGGTGTATCTATGTTTTGTGATAATGACTTTATATTTAGAGATGATGTTGCTAAAATTTTTAAACAACTAAACGATAACGATTTAGTAGCCTGTGTTAAGCATGAGTATTATGAATCAAAAGCAACTAAAATGGATGGTGTTGTAAATAAAGCATATCCAAGAAAAAACTGGAGTTCATTGATGGTCTTTAATAATGAAAAGTTAAAAGAAGTTTTAACAAAAGAATATTTAGATAAAGCAAGTGCTGCTGATCTACATCAATTAGCTTGGGCTGAAAATAAAATAAGTGAGGTTGATAAAATATGGAATCATTTAGTTGGAGAGCAAAATGGTGCTAGTAATGCTAAAGGTATACACTTTACAAATGGTGGACCTTGGTTTGAAGAATATAAAGACTGTCAATTTGCAGATGAATGGAGAAAGATATTAGGAAAATAGTAAAAAATAAATCAGTTATATTTGTTGGTAATTCTGTGGAAATAATGAAGCATGAACATGCTGAGTTTATAGAAAGTCACGATATAGTTGTTAAGTTTGGTAGAGCATTAGAAGCTACACCGTTGCAAGAAAAATCACTAAGTGGTAGAGTTGATGTATGGGTTACTGGTCAGTTTAGATCTCATGCGTTTAGAAAAATGAAAGATCATTTTAAACCTGGTGGTAAATTTGAAAACACACATATATTATTAAATAGATCAAGAGGTAATTTTCATTTAAAAGAGTTTGTTCTTGAAAAACATATGTGTCCTCATTTAATAAAATATGGTTATCAAGAAATGTATAGTGATAAAGAAATTATTGATACTATGAAAGTTTTTGATAGAGATGTTATAGGTACTGATCTTAGACCATCAAGTGGTTTTTTAACTATACTGTGGTTTATAGAAAAAGTTAAAACATATAAAAGCTTGTCATTAATAGGCTTTGACTTTTTTACAAAATCAACACCAGCTAAAAGAGTTGGTTATAATAAAAAATCTAAAAAATCAAATGTTAGCGCACACGATCCGCATAGCTGGCATTTACCTATATATTTAAGACCAGCAAGTGCTCATGATACTTATCTCGAAGAACAATTTGTTTCTTGGTTAGCAAGAACAAATCAAGTTACTTGGCATATATTAAGTGATTTAAAAAAGAGAAGTATTAAGTATACAGGCTGGGCAAAGAACTTACCAATGATAATAACAGCCTCTAATAAAAGAACGAAATATTACAAATCCAGAGTACAACCAACTCAGCTAAAACCTCAATAAGTAATATAACTAGTATAGTAACAATATACTCCCACCAGTCGTACTTTCCATTATTATTAAAATCTAAGAATCTCATTTAGCACCACATGGTTTGCCATTGGCAATGTTAACCCATTTTTCTTTTTGGAACCAGTCGCGCAACGTAGCTCCTTTTTTTCTAGCGCCTTTTACATTAGACTTACTAGATCTTTTATATTTACCTTGAGCTGCAGCACTACGTTTAGCGCGTATTACTTTTTGCCTTTCGGCCTTGCTCATGCTTTTGTATTTCTTATATGGCAAACAAACTTTCTTTGTTCCACCACCTTTAATTTTACTTTTTGGCATTTTTAGGTTTTTTTTCTCCACATCCTTTTTTCATAAGTGCCTTATGCTTTCTTAAGCTTGTTACATTATGAACAGATCCGTCTTTACAATACATTTTATGTGCTTTCATAGTATTTTGCTTTTTTATTTGCGTCTTTTTCCCAAGGTAAACCTCTGCTTTTTGTGTTTATATAATCAGTTGATATTTTTAAGCTTTTTCCACCTGGATTACCTTTCCATTTGTAGTACAAACTATTAAACTGTAATTGTGGCTCATGATCTTCACCAGCTAAACTCATTTGTAGTTTATGACCTTTTTCATGCTTTATTGTTTTAAGCATATTTTTAGGACTTAAATCTTTATTTACAAATATAGTTGAGTTTTCATCAATATAACCCCAGTGTCTTTTAGTAGGCATATCAACAAGTTTAATAACATTATCTAGTTTATTAGAGCTTGGGTGTAAGCTTAACAACTGATGAAAAGGTTTCATCTTAAATCCCATTATTTCTTTTTTCTTCTAGTTTTTCTAGCTTTTCTTTTTTTCTTTCTAGCTGCTTTCTTTTCGTTTCTTGATGCCCAAACTGCTTTACGTTGAGCTGCACTTGCATATCCCATTATTTTCTTCGTTTAATTTTTTTACAACTACCCGGTGAAAATGGTTTTTTACCTTTTACCGGTGCATAACCTGGCCAACATCTGCCTTTCTTTTTACTTTTTACCACCTTTACCCATTTTACCTGGTCCACCTTTCTTAGTACATCTTACACCCCATCCTGAAGCGTAAGCACTAGGCCATACCTTAAATTTTCTTTTTGCTGCAGCTTTACAAGCTGGACTAATTTTTCCCATTACCTTTAAATTTTTCAATTGAACTTATACCAAAACTACCTAATGTTACTATGACAAAAGAATTATAAATAACTTCATTTATAACTAGATCTTTACCAAAATAACCGGTAATTAAATCCGCAAATGCAAATACTACCATAATAATAAATGAAGCAAAACCAACAATAGCTTTTTCATTTATATCATTTTCATCTTTAAATAATGTCCACATATTATTTCTTTTTACCACCACGTGAATATGGAAATAAAGTATTCATAGCTTTACGTCTACCTTCACAGCCACATGGTATATTTAAACCTTGCGATACTCTATCTACCATAGACTTAATACCAGTCTTAGTGGTGAAATTTTCAATAGAGTCACCTAGACCCTTTGGATTTTTTCTTATCATAATATTAAAATCTACTACAGCACCATCTTTTTCTAGCCGCCTTACCTCTTTCACCAGTCCAGCTTTTAGATCTACTACAAAATGCTTTTTGTCTTTTGTAAGCTTTAGTGCCTGCTTTTACTTTGCAATTTGTTACAGCAGTTTTTAGTTTACTACCAGGATTTTTTCTTCTATACTCACGCACGCCTTTTTCAGTCATACCCGCACCTGATTTTGTTGTACGGAAATTACCACCTTTACCTATAGTTCTTCTTGGTTCTGCCATTATATTACCATATATTTTGTTTTACCATCTTCACGATAAGCTTTTAAACATCTTTTTCTATTTTCATCTGGATGTACATAGCTAACGTGTACCCAGTCTGGATTTTGATCTGTTCCAAATTCCCATATCATTTGATCATAATCTAAATTTGCTCTTATCCAGTCAAACATAGCAGCGTTAGACATGTGCCCATATGTATCATCAATATCCATTGCTTGCCCATGACAATGTTGTGATTTAGCTGATCCGCCAATTGCAGCGTTAAGCCCTGGTCCACGATAAAACGAATTTATCTATATAGGACCGCCCACATGCGTTCTAAGAGGCTCAAATACTTTTTCCGCAATAAGCTTCATATTTTCTAAATGAGCATCTGTAGGATCATTTTTTAATCCTAACCTTAAAGCGGTTATGCTATACACACCTTCTTTGTAACTTATGTGTTTACTTATTTTCATTTCTTTATTATTTTTTCTATCTCTTTAGCTTTTGCTTTTATTTCTTCAGCTTTAGCTATAATAATATCATCTACCGTAGTTTTACTCCATAGATATGTCCACACATCTATCCAGTATTGTTTAGTTAATTTCCACATTACTTTTTCTTTTTTATTTTTTTAATTATAATATTTACGACTATACCACCTAAAGTGGTAGCCGCTAAATCTAACGCATCAAACTTACCATACTTTATATAATCAAAAGTTTCTTTCGCAAAACCTGCTACAAACGCAGATCCTGATGGTAAATCTAATTCGTGACCAACATATTCTGAAACTACACCAGCTCCAAAATGATAGTATTTATCTTT